TGACTTGAAAGCGTTTCTACTTCTCAAATCCGCCATTTTCGCATTTCCTCACGAATGCCACAAAAAGCCAACGACTGCCACAACCACTTGAAACTCAAAACAAAAGCTCAAATCTGCTATTTTTTTGCTTTTTTAGTCATTCTTTTTCTCAAAAATCCGCTTTCAACATATTTGCAACATAGGCAACGTCATATCCTTTGTCGTGTTCGATGGTAATTCCGTTTGCTTTGAGCATATCGTCCACCTCATCTTTACTCCAAGGGTCAAGTTTCTTTTCCTTGCCTGTTGCCTCGTCTTTCACTTTCATTTTTGAAACAGCCCATTCGTAAAGTTTTTTGCTGAAATGGAATCCGTATGATTCCAGGTATTCTTGCATCCCTGATGGGAATTTGCTATATGTATCTAATCTTTGTTCCATAGCCTTAATTTAAAAAGAGGGGCGTTTTACCCCTCCTGTTATTAATAGAATTCACCGTTAGAGCGTCTGCGTCTGCGTTCGCCCATTTCATCCATACGCGGATATTCAGGAAAGTATCCGGGGTATCTGCGTTCATCCATGCCGGATGAGCTTCCACCACCTGAATAACTTCTCCCACCATCACGGAAACCCATCTCTCCGCGCATCTCTCTCATGGCTTTTTCGTAACCTTTGCGGCAGCCTTCCTTGTAGGCTTCCTCCACTTCGTCACCTCTCATACCGAAGCCGCGTCCGTAATCGTCACGCCCTTCTTCTAATATTTCCCACATTCCCATAATCATTTCTTGTTTTTAGATGCTTCAACCACTCCGAGCTGTTCCATTAACTTCTGATTCTGTGCAATGAGATCAGCCATATTTTTGCTCATTTCCTGCATGTTCTTATCCATATTGGACATTTGCCCTTTCAATGCGGATATTTCCTGCTCCTGCTGTTGCTTGGCTGCAAATTCAGGGTTCAGCATGGCAAGCATTTGGTCACATACCCTAAGAAAGTTCTGATGATATTCCACACTTTTTAGGACATCCTCACTTTTCTGCTTCATGGTAAGGACCTCAGTATTCATTTCGTCTCTTGACCCTGTAATCAGCATCCCTGTCTTAATATCATCGGCAATATTGGCATTAGCCGGTATCTCTTGCAAATTGACATTCTGTCCGTTTATATTCACGACAAAATCAATAACCTGTACCGGCTGTGGATAAGGCATGTTGGGAACAGTCTTATATATGGTTTTTATGGGGCTTACATTAACGACCTGCCCACATTCCAAACTTGGATTTGCACCTCTATGAAGAAGATATAATGTACTGTTTACTCGTAAGTTTTGAAACATGATTGTTTGATTTTAAAGGAGTGTGGCTATTCCCATTTTGGAAATCACCACAAAACTCCATGTTAATTATTACTTGCTCCTTAAAGAAGCTGTTTCTGCTGTAGGAGCCGGAGCCGTTGTCGGTCTGTATCCACCATTAACAAGATACAATTCGTTGGTGTACTTGTTATAGTGAATTTCATAGATGCCTGTTCCGGCTAAGTTTTCAACAGTCACAGGCTCATTGTTATAAGCCATCAACGGTCTTGTGTCCCCATTAGTCCCTATCAGTATCGGAAGAGTTGCAGTCGTGCCGGCAGGTATAGCCTGACGGAGGCTGATATAGAACCCTCCAACATAATCCCTGTTACGGAATGCGTGGTTAGGAAGTTCCAAAGTAACATTCTCCGTGCCGACGGTCACAGCCACCGTAGGAAGAGTGTTGAAATTTGTTCTTCCGATTGATGGGAATAGGGATGGGAATCCTGTAAAAAAGTTAGGCCACATATCTACCTCCTTTCTTACCGGATTAACCCCAGTAGTTGTTGCAACCACATCCACTACGTCCGTATGCAGCATCACCGGCATAGGCTCCAAAAGCAGCAGCTCTGTATGTGTCAAGATTTACGCCAACGATGTTAGGGTATTGTACCGGTACGGTTTGTGGCATGCGGCATTTAATGCCATCGACGTCTGATTGCAGGCTTTGCAATCCGGCTGCTAAAGGAGCAATCTGTTGTCCTACTGCACTCAGGATAGTGGCGTTCTGATTACGTTGGGATATTTCGGCTGTTAAAGTAGCCTTTTCCGCAGTAAGAGATGCAATCTTGTCCTGCAATGCCTGATTTTGAATTGCATCAAGTTTGGCAAGGATAGCATTCGTATTTGCAGTAGCCCCGTCACGCAATGACAATGCATTGTTGTTCATTGTATTGGTAAGGGCATTCATTGATTCGCAATTCTGCAAACGTCCTTCATAGCCTTGTCTTTCAATAGCTGTTTGCGTTTTGCAGCAACAATCGGCAAGTTGAGTAAGGATAGACTGGTTGCCTGACTGCATAGCATTAATAATCTGGTTGGTTGACAATCCCACCTGATTACCTACTTGTGTAATGCTATTCTGAACATTGCACAATGCTGTCTGAACCTGTTGGGTAGAGCAGTTGAATGAAGAAGCCAATTGAGAGATAGCATTACCGTTACCCTGAATAGCTTGCATCAACAATTCGCGTCCTGCGTTTCCTGCCAATTCTGCCGGAAGTCCGTTAGCTCCGTTTCCTCCACGTCCACCGAACAAACCGCCACCATTGCCGTTCCATCCAAAGATACTTGCTATCACAACAAGCCAGATAATGCTCCACCATCCGTCCTGTCCTCCAAAGCCGTTGCCGTTATTCATCAAGGCAAGCAGGTTAGGGTCTATCCCCTTGTTCCCAAACATTCCGGGAAGCATGGCGGTAATGTCAAGCTTGCTACCGCCTGAACCTCCATTGCCTCCGTCTGAATTAAAAACATAAGTTCTTTCCATAAGTATTTGTATTTTGTATCCCGGTCAAAATTGACCGTATGCAAAAGTACATATGTTGTAACTTATGTAAAATCAGTTGTTTCCCAATGATTTCTTTATATTATCCCAATATATTCTCAACATTTTCCCACTTTCCATCCTCTCATAGAAATTTGATATCATGTAGTTGACAGCACGTTTGGTTTTGTGGATATGAACGGCTATTTGTGAAGGGTACATGCCGCTTTCAGACAGGAGAGACACAAGAAGATACCGGGCATCCACTGTTTCCATGTTTTTATCAGAGGATAATATTTGGTCTACAGGCACTTCGGTTTCTTTTGAAACAATATTAATTATCTTGGCAAAGATTTCTGATTTGCACATAGTTTTTTCTAATTTTTATGCTTATCTTTGCCTCGCCACATAAAACATGAGATTTTGATGAACAAAGCATAAGATATTTATGTTGAAGATATTAGCCCCCAACATCAGGTATCTTATGCTTTATCATGTTTTTATGTGGCAATATTAATATGATGTATGTTGGGGGCTTTTTTTTTAATTCTTAGCCCCCGAAAGAACTGCTTTTGTTATTTTTGAGTAATCGCTACGCTTCTACTCGTAGCGTTGTGAGGAGAATCCTCGGTATAGTGTTCTATTTCATTTTGAACCTCCTTTCTTTTTTATATTATAATTATGCAATTATACAAATAAATTACCACACCAACAAATTATAACTAATTCCAATTCCTACATAACTCCCCACCGGATAACTATATCCTGCCTGAATCCCTAATCCCCATTTTTTTGATGGACATTTCGGTATGCGCACAATATCATTAGTAACCGTGACAGTCTTAGGATATACCTTCAAACTGTCCAAGTTCGGGTTATAACCACTGACATAAGCCGTATAGTTACTGTCCCGGTATATCTTCTGCTCGACAGGGAGCACCGTATCACCTACATGGATAGTATCGCCTGTGTGCCAGCAAATCAAAGGAGTAGGAAGGTAGTAGGGGACCGTATCCCTTCTTACCACAAGGCTTGAACTGAATACCGTATCCGTTCTTGCCTCTATAACTGCTTCGGGGGATGGCTTTGCGAACCATCCTAAACCGAAAGCGAGTACAACCAGTAATATGTAAGGAAGCCATTTCATTTCAATTTGCTTTTAGCTTGCAACATTAACATACAACCCTACCAAGCTGCTTAAGTCATGGGTCAATGCCTGACCGCTGTCCCTTGTGCAGATATACAATACGTCATTCTGAGTATAGTACTTATTTTTGAATATCTCCATAGGAGGCGTATAAGGTATCGGGTCATCCTTGGTGCCTGATGCGGTCTCTACAACCACTTCGTAGAGTGCTGCCGTAGCCTTGCCGGGATATTGGCTCTCCAAAACCATAGGGATATCTTGCCGGACCTTATACAGGTGTTCCTTGTAATTAACCTTCATTCCCTTGGATAAGGATTCGTCTATGAATTCCGCCCAATCGGGATACAGCGATTTAACTTTCAAAGATTCGCTGTCTGTCAGGCTCAATGTCTGTATCTGTTTTTTGGCGGATTCCACCATGTTTTGTGCGGATGCAGCCAATATGTAATCAGCACTATAAGGTTGCGGTTCGTGATTCCATTCTTCCGATTCCATGATTTGTACAAATTCGGGGTCATCCATTCTGTAGGTGGGGAATGAGTCCCTTGGGAAGAGGTTAACGAATTCTTCATGCAGCACTACTTTCGTACCGTCTGCGTTGCTTCGCATTGCCGGCATAGCCAACAATCCATGTTGGGTCAGCCATTCTATCGTAACGATTGTATATCTCATTGTCCAATTATATTAGTTAATACGTAATCAATTAATTCTTGCTCTGTGAATCCGTCTGCCTCTGTTGGTATGGAGTCAAAGGCGATGGAGTTGTAGAAGGCGATTTTGGAATAATAGCCCTTTCGCCACTCTTCTCTAGAGAAAAAAGCAGGCTGTCCGCTATTGGTAGGATTAACTGTGTCATTCACAATTGTAATAGTATGTTTTAAACCCCAAAGCTTAGTACAACCAATAGATTCGTTTAATACACCGTCTATATAAGTTATACCATTTAGATTAGAGTAATTATACGCAATGCCGGCAGGAGTAGAATATACACAAAAAGGCTGACTTGCAGCATTACGCATCTGAGAGTAGTAATTCTTAAATGAATTGAAGTTTCCTATCGGATTAACCGTCATAAACAGCATCTTCACTCCACTACTCAGATTCTCTACCAATCCGTAATCATCTACACCATCTGTCACTAATGCACCGGGATATTCGGGTATCTGAGTAATGGTGATGTTACAGTTGTCTATAGGCTGCTTGGAAGTAAACCCATACCACCCGGATAATCCTTCGTATTCACTCGAATTGAACTCAAAGTATCCATTTTCCAATGTAATATTTTTGCTACCTTCTGCATCTGTGTATCTAAAGATTAACTTACCTTTAAGCTCTTCCGTTATCCCCGTAATATTACATTTTAAAGTTGCTTTTTTAGCACTATCTTGATATAATACTCCTCTATATTCTATTTTTACGGATTGTATTACAATTGATGAGTCCGATTCTATTTTTACGGCTCCATTGTTTGAATCGGTTCTCCAATTACTAAAGTTGTCGTTGTATCCTCCAACACCACTCATTTCGGCAAACAGGAAGTTATTTAATTTCATTCTCCTTCCTTTACCCGACAAGTCCTGCAAGTAAGCAGATTCCTTCAATGTTTCGTTGGTCGCACCTTGCTTCTTTACGTCATAGTAGAAAACAACATGCTCCCTTATCCATTGAGGGATAGGGGAAGGCTTGGAACCACCGCCACCCGAACGGATTTCGCCAATGTGATTCAGTGCGATTGTATTCAACCGCACCGAATTCAAAGATATTGTGTCAACCTTCATATCACTCCAAAATTAATGCCTTGACAGGCTTAACATTGCACTGAATCTTGATATGCTGCTCACCAATGACACCTTCGATGTTCTTCTGCCAAACTGTTCCAACCCCGTAATCGACTTCGAACGGCACCCAACTCTCACCGTCCAAACTCTGAAACAATACCACCTTGGACGGATGTGTATCGAATACCAATTACAAACCAAATGTAGACGCAGCAGGCTGAAACTTATACTCCTGATTGGAGCCGGATGCTGCAAAATTGCCGGTTATATCCTTTAATGCCATAATTGTAGATTTAATTGTTAAACGATTTCAATTGTAATACTTTCGCCTCTTCTCTGTGCATCCTCTATCAGCACATTGAGCTTATCGGATGTATATCGGGATTCGGTCAATCGCCCGACTTCCGTATTCCTTCCGACAAGTATGCAGCCGGCAGAGTCATCGGCAGTATTCCCCGGATGTATCAAGATACCTTCGAAGGCAGGGACGTTAAGCAATCGCGGCAGGTTCCTGCCAAACTTGGGAGACCAGTTATATACTACCTTATATTCTCCGTAAGGGATGGCGGTTTTGCCATATACCTTCCTTTCATTGCTCAAATCACGGACGGTGTCTTCCAAAGTGTTGCAGAAAAACTTTCCGTCTACGAACAGTCTGCCCATCGTATAAGCGGGTTTCTTCCATAATCTTTCCACTCTTAATTTCATTTCTTTTCCTCCTTAATTACTTCTTTAATATCTTCTTTGTCAACCTTTAATGTCTTGCCGAAAATCAGCCTGAACGCTTCGACAATATTCAGCTCGATTCCCTTCGGCTTAAGTATGTTGCTGATAATCGAGCACATTTCCAAAAAACATACCATCAGGCAGGAATACACATCAATGTCGTAACGGCTACCCGATGCCTTGTTTATCATAACCACCATGAAAACAAAGCTAAAGTATGTAACCATCTTGCCCATGGTTCGCCTTACCGCCCGGCTGAACCGGACCTGTTCGCCCATTATGATACTCTTTCTCAGCCCGCAGGCTAAATCACATATAATCACGGCAGCAGACACTATCAGCCACGGAATCATGTGTTCTATACTCTCCTGAACGAATGCGGTAGCTATTCCTGCCAATCCTCCGGCTACGCTCTTATCGATGCCATCTCTAACTATTGCACTAATCATTTGTCGGATTAATTTTTAATGTTATATTTGCAAAACCTTGTTAACCGGAACGCGAAAGCTAATCTTGATTCCCTGCCCGCCTGAGAAGGTATGCAGGGAGTTTCCCTATCTTAGCCTAATCAAGATTAAACACAAGCTTGCTCGGATAGCCACGGGTATAGTCATAATTAATCAGCTCTTCAAGCGTACTTAATCCGGATACCTCGGATAGATGCTGCTGTGTGACATTATAGCATGATAATGCATACAACTCCAATTGGGCAAGCATATATAGTGCCACATCTATTGGGATGGTGTAATTAATCCCCTCAAACCAAAGAACGGTATCAGTCTTTTGGGTACTCTTCTCAATGTTGATGCTGTTCATCAGACCTACACGCATTTCCTTGGAAAGCCACATCTTCTTGCCGGCAAGGGTAAATTCGTTCACATGGTCAGACACATCATATTCTTTGATGCTTTTCTCCAGTTCCCGGACCAATGATTTTCTTACCGACTCTTCATCATTCGTATCACAGTACACCCATAATGTATCATATATATATGCTGTCCTTTCTACAGTACCTTCCATCGCAGGATAAGTAACTACTTCCTCGTTGACGCATACCAATGCTTTCTTGCCTGAATAGGTTATTAAAGGCATACGCACATCAAATTCATTTCTTTCTGTTTCCATAATCATTCTGTTATAATTCGATAAAAGGGATAGAAAAAGCTCCAGCGTAATGGGCAAATTTATTGGCAGCATTATAGTTGCAAAACGAGGTACGAACCGAAGCATAGATGAAACTCTCAAGGCAACCCACAACAGAGCCATGGAGACACCGCTCATTCGCATTGACATCGTTATTAATATATAACCATAAGTAAGCATTCTCGTAATTACGGCTCCCTCCACCGGTAGTCTCCGCACAAAAAAGAGAAAAATCATAATCCGATTTTTTCACCCATGATTCACCGCCAACAGGAAGATTAACCCCCGGATATTCCTTCTTTAAATCCAAACCTCTTTCCATGTCACTTTCTTCATTGTCATGGACACGGTATGAGTAGGTTGTACGTGCGGGGACTCTGTTCACATCTGATGCACAGCGGAATTGCACAGGCAGATTATTGCCTTCCGAATCCTTTCGGACAATGTAATATGCACCGTCCATCTGTCGGGATAGCCCGACAATCGGTAGATTCCATCCTCTGTATATGGGGACAGAGCGTTTCAGGATTCCAATGCCGCCATCCAGCACCGTATTGTCACTCCATTTGACACCGTCAATAAATTCCATCTTGGTGTAAGAGTTTACGACGGCTGTCATTACTCCGTCTGCCATTCCCTCACATCCGGGGACATTTCTTACCACGTAGTAATGCTTGCAGGCTTCCATGCCTGCGCCCGTAGACAGGTTGACAGAACCATCGGTTGTACACGACACATTTCCGGCTGCGTCAAAAGTGAACACATTCCCAATATTCCCTATCTTCGGCACAAGTCCTGCCTTGGATATGCCGTCCAATAGTCTTTGAGCTTCCATTATTTCTAAAAATCCGCACCATGTGTTACCTGAAATACCACCAATCAGATTAGTCTTATTTGCCGAAGATGGCGGAATAACCATATTAACACCATGCAGAGTGCTGTATTTTACTGTATCCCCGATTATCACCTTCCATCCGCTATTAGCGGTAAGTGCACTGTCTGCAAATGTAGTCGCATTAACGCTGTCTAACGTTGTACAACCTGCGCCAAACAGGTTTAACCTAGTATGTGCCCATGTGCCTATCTCAAAACTCATCAGACAAATAATGATTTCATAGAACTCATAATACATGCCCATATATGGACGATTGGTCGCTTCGTCTGCATTCTTTGCCTGTGCATTCTTGATTGATTGTACCGCGGACACATTTTGTGTCGGGTATCCGCCACCACTTGTCTTATAGCTTTTTTTGAATATGTTCAAAGGTGCGGAGTATGTCCCGATTGCGTTCTTATTATAGACATAATGGGCGCAATTTCTTGCATCACCTTCCAGCTTGGCGGTAACACATTCACCGGGGACGATGGCAAACGGTCTGATTCGCTTTGCCTGCTTCCCTCCGATGCCGAAAGGCAGAAGAGACAATGCCACAATGTTATATTCCCCTTCCGTACCTCCCTGTGGCGTATATTGCATGGTGGTGCGTAAGTAATACAAATCGCAATCGGTGAAGTTCATCACGTCTCCATCGGTCCCGTCTATGGCAATATTCCTGCCATCGACAGATTGAGTAAGTCTTCCCGGTGCACATTGTTTTAATAACTTGCCATTCTTAAACACTCCAAGATGCAGATGTGACGCTAACGAGCGAAGTCTCGATGTGTTCCCAAATGTAACCTGTGCATCCGGGTCTGCACTTCCGTTTACTCGTGCGAATCCACATGCACCCAAGGCTTCCAACTCATTTGCCAGTGCTTCGATAGCGGTTGCATTGGCTTCCTCGGCTGTTTTTGCACGTTTTGTTTCGTCAAGAATTCGCTTATTCAATTCGGTTAACTCTTCCGTAAGGTTTTTACGCGTAGTCGGATGTACCACCGCATCAGTGGTTGTAGCAGGGTAAATAGTCTGCCCGCCTTTGGTAAGTTTATGAATTTTAGCCATATAATTCTTATTAATTTCGTAAATTTATTCTTTATCGGTTCCCGATTAAAGGAAAACACTCAGTACATCTTCGTATTCTTTATCGGAAATTGGAGAGGAAGAAAGCATCTCATTCTGCACATCCTTTACCACAGAGTCCTTTAATTCGGTACGCTGCTCCTCTGTCATGGATTCCCATGTCATTGGGTCTCCCTTATCGCCCTTCTGATAGTTAGGATAAACGTCAATTGTACCTGTACTGTCATCAGACTTGCCATTGACAAGAACGATGCTTGTAAACTCCATGGATACAAGGTTACAGATACCATCAGCAAAATCAGCATCAGTAAGGTAATACTCGCGTCTGACCGTCAGGTTGCCCGGACGCATGCCATGATTATCAAACACAACCAGCAGGCTGCCATCATCCAGCCTGCGACAGTTCTTGTAATCGTGTCCGTCGAAAGAGGCTACAACGGGTTTCGACAATGCTGTCTGATAAGTAAACCGGAAAGGAGTTTTCAGGTCTCCATTGAGGTTTTTCTCTATGATTTTAAAATCGGACTGATAATTTATTCTCATAACTATAATATTGATGTCACATCGTCAATTTCCACGGCAGACAGATACTTCTTATCAGCGTCTACGGTTTTCTGATAAGGTGTTAAATCAGGTGCCACGTATCTTTTCAACGCATCGGTAGATAATCTTCCGTTTGTATTCCCTTCCTGAAAGGGTATGTTCTCCTTACCGTTCGGCATTGTCCGTGCGTCAAGCTCGTTAATCGTTTTTCCTGCCATAAGTATTTGTTTTACATTATAAACATTCTGCCAATCTCCGCCAATACGGTGATACCATTAACCTTGATTTCCCCATCTTCATTCCTGCCGATTGCAAACTCCTTATCCGTAGGGATAACTTCCGCAATGGAAACCAAATCATCCTCTGTGAGTGCCCTTTCGTTAACTGTATAGTCATTGTCTGCCGAAGCGCATTCTCTTGCCTCTTCAAACTCGCGCATCAATGTTTTTTTCATATCAACATAAGAGAGATATTCCTCACTCTGCTTAATCGACTCAAGTTCCTGTTTTTCTTCGCTGCTTATGTTTTCTTTCTTCTCCAGCTCATTCACGCGTGGGAAGGCTTGGGCATCATAGCCTTCGGGCTTCAGCTTGGCATAGATACCGCGCATATCCTCGTTAAAGCTCTCCATTGCCCTTTCGTAAGCTACGAGATTCAAGATTATCTTCACTTTTGTTTTATTGGCAAGTGGCGCACCCTCATCCGATTTCAGAGGCACGAGTTGCAAAAAACTCATTTTTCTGATGATTTCGTTGATTTTCATTTTGCGCCTCCTTCCTTGGGAATGGAAGACAATATGCTTCTAAGCATACTCTCTATATCTTCGATGGGAGCTTTCATGCCTACTGTCATGGTAAACCCTGTGGGGATGATAGAGGCTGTGCCAACATAAGAATCTCCATCCAATACGATATATTGGATATCATTTGTTGTGTTGTTTGAGACCTCGCCATTTTCATAAAGCCTTGTAATACTTTCTTTTTTTCGTATCAGTTCCATATCTGTATAATTTAATGATTAGTATATTATGGGTTAGGGTTCAAAGCCAAAGGATAAGCCTTCTTCGTGTACTTTCCGCTGGATAGCGTAACATATACATAGTACTCTTGCAAGAAATTCATCAAATCAAATTGACCCGATATCACAACCGGATTGTCCAGAGTCAAATCCTTGTCTCCTAAAGATTTTTGCTGCTCACCTGCCTGGAACGGGTCGGTCACGTCACTCGTTATGAATCGCAGACTAATCCAATTGTTGCGGAGAGTCATATTGCCATTGGTAGCCTTTAACTTGAGTTTCCACTTGACAGCCGTATTCAGACCTGTCATTGGATGCGTCACATACTCTGCATTCAGATTGATTACCAAACCACCCGCTTCTTCTTCCGATACATACTTAACCCTGCCGGGGGAACAGTTCATCACCGGCAAGAATAAGTTGACCGAATCAGGGTCATAGATACTATTAATCTTATTCATGCAGAGAAACGGATATACATCATAATATTGACCTAGCGTCAGACCCCTGGCAGGCATTTCCAATGACACACCCGGTTTCACGTTCGCCAGTTTCCTTACGATTCTGTTGGACGAGTCAACCAACATCGCCCCAAACCACCATGTTTCAAGGTTAGTTCCGAAATCTATATCAGACAACGTTATAGAGCCGGGTCCTGACTTGTCCACATCGGTAATGTTGATTCCAACCGAACATGATATGGTTCCGGATTGGGATACTTTGGAATCGCACTGAAATGCGAATATGGGTGCCCATGCATTGTGCTTGTACAACAGAAAATCAGCCAACCTGTACGGACTCCCACTTCCGCCCCAAGGTCTCTCATAGGTATATCCGTTCATCTTGTCTTCCGTATACAGCTTGGGGATTTCCTCATAAGACGCTACAGGGGGCGGCTTAATGCCGCAATTCTTCATCGAGCCTTTCCACCAAGCCCCTTCACCGTCAGATGGCATGCTCCTGTCAGGAGCGGCAGAGGCAATATGGACAGGCTTACATCTTGACCACATATTAATCTCATGGCTCGTGCATAACCCGCTCACATTCGTTGCAGACGTCCCAAGGACGGAAGCAACGTCACTCCTCAGATTGACAGGAGACGTAATTACGTTATTCGAGTTAGCCATATCAGTAGAGCAGTAACAGGGTTATGAAAGTCGAGATAAAGGCACACATCTCCATCCAAAACACAGGCTTCCTGAACTTAAGGCATGCCAATACGATTACACCGCCAAGGAAGGTTATAAGAGGGACGTACCAAAAACTCATCAACACTTGCCATACAAGAGAGGCAAGCGCGCAGATTCCCGCGCTTACATAATGGATATTGCGGTTATAATCCTCCTTGAACAAAGGAGCAGAACCGACAAACGCCAATGATGCGCTTGCAATGAACGCCAGGAATTGGTATTCTTCCTTACTGGCCTCGATGAACGATGCAACCAGCAGGGAAGATTCGGCAAGGCAGAAGAGCGTGAACAGCCAACCCCTCTTTCCAAGCCGATAGTATGTGTCACTGATACTTGCAGGGATGCCATACATCCCGACTGTATATCCGATATAGGATACAAACAGAATAATCGAAACAATCAATAATGTAACCATAGTTTTTAATTTATAAATTTACGTTTCAAATCATCAATCTCTTTGTACAGCTCAATTATCTGAGCCTGCAATACTGCCGTATATTGGGCATAGTTCACGGACAGGTAGTGTTCTTTCGAGCTGCCTTTAGACACCAGCTCAGGATACAATTCTATCATATCCTGTGCGATAAACCCTATACTTTCCTTTCCATCCTTGATATAGCTGACAGGGGTGATGAACCCTCTGTTCCGTAGCGGTTTTATACATGATTTTAAGCGGACGTCCGAATAAGCGGTAATCTCACCGCTTGCAAGGAACGAACCCTGGACAACCGCCCTGTTATTAGAGGCTTCAAGCTCCAATCTAATCCCCGGGCTGTTACCTCCATCATCATTCGACACTGCTATCAGCATGGTTCCCCATGTGTCGTAATCAGGTCGATACGTGCCGATGGTGTATCTTGTCTGCCATCCAACACCGTCCAGTGTATCCTTCCAGCTAATTATCGGTCTACAGGAGTCGTGCATCATCAAGGATAATTGGTTAGCCCTGAATACGGCATTGTCCGGATTGAAGTATATCGGCCATTGCAATTGCCAACGGTCTGTCATCGTGCTTGCGAATGATGCTCTGCATTGAATATTATTGTAGCAATAGAGATTCGTAATATTAACAATACCGTCCGACTGGAACTGAGCTACACGCCCTGCCGAAGTGTAGAATGCGATCCCGTAATATCCCGACATGTGCACGAAATTGTCATTCCCTGCGAAGGATAAACCATTCCAAGGACTACCCCCATCGTGAGCATTATTAGGTTCACTGCCAATTATGGTGCACCCAACCTTATTCGCCCAAACAGTACTCCACATATTGCTATTCCATCCACCGCCAAGGCTCTTGCTTCCCGATGTGGGAATCAGCCCATCAGAACCGAAACTGTAACCGAATCCCGAACCATTAAGGGATATTTTTTTGCTTCCGTAGATAGTCAAGGAATCATCAGACGCCTCCTTCAAGTATACGTAATCACCGTCACCGAAGTTTATTTTGTTACCAAAATTCCCGGCTTTGTTCAGGACTATATTATTAGTGGTCGTAGTTCCGTTTATCGCAAGGTTGCCTGTTATCGTCCCGCCTGCCAAAGGCAGATACTTTCCTGTTATAACATCGTCCTCCAATTGGGACAGTCTGGTCGGGTACGCAGGAAGAGATATCACCCCATTGGATACATTATAAGGAGTTGTGCCCAGCTTTACCTGCTTGGCATATACACTGCCCAAGTCCGGTATGTGGGAAAAATGAATTCTCTTGGACGTGTCAGACTTGGCAAGCTCATCCCACATGGCATCTATATCCAAACCGCCACCGCCTTTTTTATTCGTCCACTTGCTTTTAACCGAGTCGTATGTCAATACCTGTCCTTCCGATAGAGGAGTAACCAGGTCTACATCGTCCAGCATGTTCAATGAGGTAGCACCACTTCCACCACCGGTTGTCGAACCGAACGCAGCAAGGTCACCCGTAGCGTAGAAATTAACCATAGACCCATCATCTTTCTCTACATATACGGCATTATTGGTCGCGTCATATTTCAGCATGGCATTACCGATTTGGACAGAATTGATGGCTTTTATATGAGTGAACGGATATTGAGGTTCAAGTATATACTTAAACTCTGCGGACCGGAGAAATTTAAATGCCGACAACAACACGCCTACTGTCTCCTCTCCGACAAAGAATGACAACGGGTCTGCATGGAGTGTACCATCTTCTTCCCACCAAAGTGCACCGTTGGCAAAGTAACCCGTACCGTCAAAGCGCACAAGACCTTTGGCAACGTTTTCCGGCACGCTGCTTTCCGGGTAATCGAATTTGTCCAGCATGGAACCTCCCCACCAGGAAGCAATACCTCCGCCACGCTTGTCGGATTGGTATACACCGTTCGTACCGCTCATTATCTTGAAACCGCTTTCCGAGGTGTATCCTAAAGCTAATAATGAGGATTGAATAAGACCACCCTCAATATTGGTATATTCCTTAAGTGCTTTCGTCAGATAGGATATATCTCCTATATTCTTCGATATTTCCTTGATGGATTCGTTAAGCTTGCCCTGTATATAATTGTTCGCAGCATTGACATTGGCAATAAAATCACCGTACTTCAAGTTGAACGCTGAATACTTGCCATCCACCATAGCCACTTCGGTCGCTGTGGTCTTACCGTCCTGAATCACACCGTTAATGGTGTTTATAAGCTCCTGTGCCGAGTTATTGAACAAGCGGTACGCAGTTTCCAACTCCGTCTTTACCACGCCTTCATCAAGAAGCTCATTCTCTATTATCTTATTATAGGATTCTGTTACATCGTTTTTGATGGAATCAATATTATTCAGGTATTTTTTAATCGCAGCCGCTTCCCCTCTGTCTACGATACCATCATTGAATGCTTCATCGGTAAAGTCCTTCATTGAACTTACAGTACTGTCCAGCTTTTCAGCCGCTTTCTTCGTTTCTTCGGCTATTTTCTTTGCTTCTTGCGCCAAAGTGTCATCAGTGTATTTTGATGCAAGCTCCCAATGGGAGATACTAAATGCTTCCCCTGCCTTTTTCGAAGTGTTCGCTCTGAGCATATCGTCCTTGTAAGTGCTACCATAGGTCGCATTTACCCACATATCACCTATGTCGTATGCGTCCGAATTCTGCGGTTGTCTCACAAAGATGCGTCTTTTCCCATCTGCGGTATCCTGTGCTTTTTGAGCGTTTTCCAAAGCCTTGACAATATCCGTATCGGTAATGGCATTCCAATACCATCCCTTTTCTTGTTCATATTGGAACCGGTATGCTTTTCCCTCCTTGCTGTAATAGAGGTCTCCCAAATGATTGTTCTTCTTCTCATCTGTATCCCAATCGGATGCGGGAAGATTTTCAAGGGTGGGCGCCGGGTCGTAAAACCATGTTTCTATCGCACCGTCAACCTGATTCTGGATATTATCTATTTCCTGCTTGATGTACTCTTTCAGAGGGTCTAAATCCTCAATGTACTTTTCAGATGCTTTTTTGAGAGCATCTTCGATGGTGTCTCCATTGCCGATGGTAGTACCGACCGACAGCTTTCCTTTCAATTCCACGCCTTCACCTTGGGTGAACTTAACAAAGCTGTTACCATCACGGTCCCCAATATACGCATCACCGTATACATGGAAAAACGCCTTGTTGTTAGTTTTGTCTACACCATACTCAACATACTCCTTGTTCAAGTAGGAGTAGGAGTCTATACCATGATACAGAGTAACACTCGGGCTGAACACATCGGTAGAAGAGAAAACAATGGCATTCTGTGCGTCAATATTGCTTTCATCCGTCACGTCCTTGTTATCAATGCCTTTCCATTTGATTCGTGCACCAAGGTGAGCTACAGTATCACCCTTTGCCGGAATATCACTGCCTGTGTCGCAATCCGCCATGCTGAGGTCAATATAGTGCAATTTGTATATGCCGACATTGATAGGCTCTTTGCTTACCCCTACACATAAACGCCAATAATAATGGTTCGCTACCTGTTGGTATTCTCCCGGTTTTTGTATGTTGAAGTTTTTGCTCTGTACCTGGAAACCTGCACGGAAGCGGTTCTCCACTTCCACACCGTCCTGCTCGGCAAGGAAGAAACATCTGTACACGCCTTCGGGGACGCCATTGTCTACCGTTTCTTTATCCATCAATTGGAGTTCACTGCCATCTGCAAGCAATATAGGATTCCCGTCTGCCATTGAAAGTATGGGCGTTTGTTCAATGGTGCCCTTGGTCCAAACATCAATAAGCGTAACAGCACCACCCGGAGTTAGAACTATCTTTCCACCTACAGAATTTACATTTTGTATCTCCAATGATTCGAAATAGGCTTTCATGCGGACTTTCAGTTTATCAACCTCCGCATAGGTTTGACCTGTTTCCTTATCAACCATTATGATACCACCTGTACTACCACTGACAAATTTCCCTATTTCAAAAGCTTTGTCAGAGGATAACTTGTGCGGGGTACGGTCATCTTGTGTTTTACTGAGAAAATGTCGAGAGACTTTTGCTAAGATATCAGTAGTAGAAATACTATTCCCTCCCAATGTATTACCTATGATATCGCCTGCAATTTCTGTAATAGTACTTCGTAATGCAGAAACATTTGCAGATAATTTGTCTGTTAATTCAACAGATATGTCATATAAGCAATTTTTGTCCGCTCTACAAGTAAATGAATTTACATACATAAGATACTCATGTTCGTTGTATTTTATATACATGCGAACATTCTCATTTAGTAATTCTGCTAATTGAATATTGTCTGCAAGAAATACTCTGGAAAAATTGACGGAGAATGTGAATTTTTCGTCATTATTCTCTGACATATACTTTATCAATGCTTCATCCAATCTCTTCTCAGCAGCGAGTACAAGGGACTTGGGCATCTTAATGCCTGTAATCACAAATTTATCCCCGACAGAAGGCTTATAGTTATTGGTGGCATTAGGCATAACAATTCCGAAAGTGGTATTGTCCTTTTTTACTGCAATCCAAACTTCATTTGTAGAAGTGTTTTGTTGGCTTTCTACATATTGGGATGGTTGTGAAGTAACCTTCTGCTCAAAATCTCCTGCCGGTAAGTTCCCGGAAGAATCCACCAATACAGGGTTGAATGCCCTTTCCGGTTCATTGTCCTTATAGGTAACTCCTATTTCAAACTCGCAAGCAGCGCAATTACCCGTAGTCATATTGATTACAGCTGTGCCACCCTCCAAACCCTGTTCGAACAGGTTAAAGCCGTAATCTCCATTATATATATGTAATTTTATGTAGAAATAAGAATGTACATACTCATCTGTATCATTGAATATATTATTCCCTTCTCCGGTTCCGAGTTCGTCACTATCATTAGCATCAAAAGCAATATCCGCAATCTCACCAAATAACTGTCCCGAAGCGTTTGTCACATTTTCTATAGTAGGCTTTATATCGCTAAAATCTACCTTTATCTCTTTTACCTTCTTAGAAGAAAATGTATTTTTGAAAGAGTAGTAATCATTTGTGCCGGGTATCTTATACGTGTCGTTAAGCGCATTGTAGAATCTTTCTGCTCCATTTGTTTGTCTGTAAATGGAAGGCATAAGGTTTTGTGTACGTTCTATAGTACCTTTTTCATCATCATTCGGATAGTAGAAAGGAATGTTGTCAGAGCTACCAACACCAGTAACGCGATTGACAATTTTATAATTGGCGTTTGTCTTTTTTATTGATACAAGCCCTTTCTTATACTCGAAGGGAGTAGAAATTACATTCTCTGTATATCCTATGTGACAAACCTTACCTACAAAGTAATAAGGAAGTTCGTATATGGTATATATGGATTGTAACGCTTCTGCAAGGTACACATTGTCAAGTGAAACAAGTTTGGAATCGGAAGTAATATCATCATCTATGATTACCGAATATCCGATACCTGATTTTGCCATTGAAGCGTTAAGGCGACCTACAAACTCGTTTATGTCTCCCATGAACTTCACAGAAGTAGAGTTGGAATGATAAGTATCTGTTCCAGTTGTCACCACATCCATGAAATACACGTTCTCCAATACGATACGTTCTGAAACGAACTGGAGTTCATGCTTATACATAATGCTTTTGTTGTCCTTTGAAGATGTAGGGGTTTGGTCGACATAGTATCTCTCACCTCTGAATTCCACAAATTCCTCTCCAGTCCACTCTTCATCCAAGCAAGACGGATAGTTGAGCGTGGCGGTAAGCGTAGGAGTGCCGGCCATGCGCTGTGCCGTGTAAGTGTATTCACCCAGCTTTGCAGACATGGTTTCGTTGGGAAATTTGACTTTTCCCCCATGTGTATCCAGCTTGTATATGTATAGGCTCTGTTTCTCCATTACTTGTGTTGTTTGTTTTCTCTGAATTCTTCGTATATATTTGGAAACTTATGCAGGACATATTCGATGAACATATAAATGTGATGGTACAGATCTCTATTCTCACCATCATACATAATATCAAGTCGATTAACGTCTTGTATCTTCATGAATAGATTGAAAATTGCGTTATCTGTTTCATCAATTCGCTCTTGCATTTTGGCAATCTCTTTAATGAAGTTGGCATCTATGTTTATCACTTGTTTATTCATTATTACCTCCTTCCTGCTTGTTCGTTTTGTTGGCTTGCTGTTGGGCAATCACCTTTTCTTCTGCTTCCTTAACTTCCTTAGTCACTCGTTGCTCCTCATCGGGTGTGCTCTCCGTGTTCTTTTCGATAGCCGTTTTCGTGGAGAGAATACCAGCCTGTTTCATTGAGATAAGCATGTTGTTATACTCAGTTGCGCTGAACGGCTGCCATATCTTGAACTTACAGCTGACACGAAGTTTGTCAAATTCTGTAATGGCGTTTACGTTCTCGCCTTTTTTCACCAATTCTTTGGCTAATCCCTCCTTGAACAGGCGCATCATCTTGTCTGCAAAATTCTGCCACTCGATAACCCCTTGCTGGGCATTCTTCAAATCTAAATCACGGGTCAGCGTAATAGCCAGTCCGCTTATGTCACCACTTGACTTGACATCTTTAGGCAAAAGAAATGTGCATGAGGTGTTTATCTGTATCTTCTCGAACAAATCTTGCAGACTGTCAAGCATACCTTGTGGACTGGGCGGTGCTTTGAACTCTGCACTTCCGTTACCGTCCATTGACTTGTCTTGCAAAATGATACTCCCTGCAAGTTTCTTTGTCGTTTCTGACAGATTGCCTTTAATATACAGAATGCCCCAGCCGTTCCGTTTCTGAATGACAAAGAAGATGTTGTAGATAATCTCGTAAATCTCGATAAGACTCTGTCCGTTGTTCCACGCCACATTACCGCGTTTGGTACACAATGGTATCTCACTGAAACCGTGCTCTACCGGGTTTTCCCTTATCCAGCCATCTTCATCCGCTCCATCGCCCGAATTACGCATACGATACATATACTTGTCGTCATAGCTGTCTATGTATTCCACACCATCCGCATCGGCATAGTAAACACTTTCAAGAAGTCTGTCACCGTTGTTGTCATTATGGGATATGATAACATAACCGTCCTCATAGCTTATCAGGCGGCATTTGATACGTCCTTGATAGTCATAGTAGAATAAAAGTCCTGCATCTCCCGTAGCAAGCTGCGTGCGGACTGCTTTTGTGCGCCATCCGTCCATATTTCTGTCAACCCAATACTCTTTGATAGTAGAATAATTTTCTTTGTCCCTTTCAGGTGGATTTCCACCTCTCAAAGACAACACGCAAGGATTACCGCACAAATAGATAACGTGACTTGCAAGTATCTGCTCTTGGAGAGCCAATGCAGTTCGTTGGAACTTTATTTCTTGATAACCTCCGTTCTCCAACTTCACGCAAATGCTTGGAAGATTATTGTCAAACAGAACATCATGGCTCATTGGGTCAAGTTCCTTCAAAAATCTTGCCTGTGTGACAATTGTTTTTTTGACCTTCGGAATACATGCTGTCCGTGTTTCTGTAACGGTTGCGGTTTGCCCTTCGGAATAATCGTTAATGGAAGGAGTATCGCTGCCTCTGAAAAACGGCTTCTTCTGTAACAGAGCATTTATGTTCCGTAATAAATATAACTTCTTCTCTTCCCGTGTCATTTGTCCGCATCAATTAGGTTGTAATACTTCATGCAGGCTTCCTTGCTCGGCATTGCAGAACACTCTCTCGAAGTCCATTTGCAGATAATGTCGTGCTTCTGCGGAACAACGATTATTCGCTTCTGCCCCTCTTCCTCTTCAATATTGAATTTATCGTTCAGCTTCACGCGTGCATCCAACACGACCTTACTTGCTTTGATAAAAGTGTCTGAATCTCCACTTGCTTTCGCATCGTCAGCAATCTGTTTCATCTCCGATATTTCTTTCAGCAACGCTTCTCGGTTTTCATCTTTAGATATGGTGGTGATAGCACCGATGCCGAAAGGTTTCAATTTCTCGGCAAGCGTGGATAACACCTTGTTTGAAGGCTTTTCATCTTCTTGGTAAGCAACCTTGGCAGCAAGGTCCTTATCCACAAAAGAATCGCACATTACCAAATAGGCCACATCTCTTACCCTTGCTTCAATTCCTTCTGTTTTAAGGGAATTGATAATATCCTTTATGTCGTTATAGCTTATCATATCCTAATGGTACTTATTTGCGAGATTACACCAGCAATCTCGTTGGGGTCTCCACTCCCCCTCTATTGACTACTTGCGAGATGCTTTCGCCAACTACTTTTCTTAAAATCCCTATCGCTCCGTTTAGATCAGCATTCAGGATTTTACCTGTACTGCTACGGAATAGACCTCTTTGTATGCGCTTACCTAAATATGTTTCATGTTGACACATCTCTTCGCCTGCGTAGTGGTCTATTTTGGAAGTATAACTTTCTTCGGTTATTACGACCTTAATTCCCACTTCTTCGGACTTGTACTGTATCTGAGAGATTAGCTTTTCAAATGGGATGCTGACAAAGTTTTGATTGTTACGTTTCCCCATATTTATTTGCTGCTTCCAATCTTTGTTATTACCTATTACAATAGTATCAATATGATTATCAATACAATAGTTTACAATAAATCGGGAAGTCTTGTGCATATAGTCATTCACTTTACAATTCCGCTTTAGTGTTAGTTTCCCTATTCGCCTACTTGTACCTTTCCCTCCAATGAAACTCATTAACTTAGTTTTCCTCTTGTTGAAGTATTGGTTTATGGATTTCAATATTCTGCCATTTATGATAAAGCTCTTATGACATAGCGAATCATAGGAAGTTGCAAGGTTGTTCAATCCCAAGTCAATACTTAAATAAGAGTTTGGTTCAAGTCCGGTGGTTTCAATACTTTCTTTTTCATATACTACTTCTATGATATGGCAACTACATTGCGGGATAATGCGAACCTGACGCAAATTAGTTACTTTTGTTCTTAACGGTTGTATGTTTACTTTCTTCGGAAAGTGAATGTATCCGTCCTTCAACTTGCATTGCTGATAGGTGAATACGACTATATTTCGTCCTTTCGTCTTATGTTTATACTTCGGAGGTTTCGGTTTACCATTAAGCTTGTCCTTGCATTTACATAGTTTAAAAAACGACTTCCAATTCTTGAATAGAAGAGCAACAACCTGTTGACTGGTCTTCGCAGGAAGAGATGTATAATCCATTTGTTTTTCCTTTGCAAGTAAAGCTGTCAATCCGTATTCAGGAAGCAACTTACCACTCTTCGTAAACTCCTGACGAATCATATAGTTTGCGTAGTTGTACAAATTCTTGGATAGGAAACAAAGCCTGTCCAAGTACTTGTTACCAATGATAATATGTCGTTCTACTCGCTGCATATACATATATAATTATTATGTTCTGTGAGGCATATAAGTGCCATCCTAATACCATAAATGTTCATCGTAAATACTTCCTTCTGTCTGTGTATGGCTCGCTTGTTTGGTTTCTTCCTCGTGATTGTAATACCCTGCTTGAATCTCATTCCCGTATTCAATGTTAGCGCACGGAAGCATTCTCATAGCGCATGGGTCTAACAAGTCCATTGACCTGCCTTTCCCTAACATCTGATTCATTTTCTTCTTGTTCCAAAGCCGCTTCTTCCCACTCTGCATATCGTCAAATCGCACAACGGAACATTCTTCCATAAACTCGTTCTCAACCGTCACTTTGTATTTCAAGTTTTGATGGGTGTAAGTCTGAACGGCAAGTTTATCGTCAAATGTCAAGTTGCCTTCCTCTATCATCTTGCATAATCTGATATAGCACATATCCTTGACTGTCATTGCGGTAAGTTGGTAAAGCCCGAAAGGTTTATTTAGCGAGATATAAGGTACTGCATCGGGAATGTAATCATTGAAGTACCTTCCGGCAGTCGCGTCAAAAATGATATGGCTTTCGGCTGTTCCATGCTCAAATGCAAATGTCTTCACTGCCATAGCGTTTTCTCTCGGAGTGGACTTGCTAAGAATGAGAATGTCGTATGCGTGAAATCCATCCCATGCCAGAGCCACGAGATTATCCGTACCGTAATCCGCCAAATCCACGGTAATCCATTTGTCACCGTTTACGGCAGGGTTGTTGTTGAACACGCCTTGTGCGGAAGTGGAAGGGATAGGTATCTTTTCGTCTTCTTCAGGGTCAACATTGAAGTTGCCCTCAATGATAGCTTGTGCCATTTTACCGCCCGAAGCTGCAACAGAGCCTATGTAATTAGGATTATTTTCAAGCATAGCCCTATTTTCGGATAGCTTACCTTGATAGAATACGAATGACTTAATCATATTCGTATAGTCAAAATCACCTCCAATACGGGCAAGTTTCCTATCAATATCTATCTTACACTTAGCATAAACTTCTTCTTTGGAATCACCCCAAACCACATCATCAACGGTAGAGCCGTTTACATAGAAATATCTTACTTTCCCGTTTCTATCTGGCATGATAAAACCATCAACGCCAATATACCAATCCAAGAATTTTCTCGTCCAATGGCTTCGTTTCGGATTAAGTGTAGCGAAGAACTTTCCCGTAAATGTCTTTGACCGTCCACGATTACGGGTCTGGACATAGCTGAACGCTTCCCAAGACATTTCGGTAATTTCGTCAATACATATAGCATCAATCTGTTTACCTTTCCATTGCTCACGCATTTTGTCAAGATTAGTATCATCTATATAGGTCAAGTCGCAATACGCACCACTTGGGAATGATATGCGAGGGCTATCGGCAGTCTTTACAGAACAATAGTCACCGAATATAGCCTTGAATGTATCTACGAATGAACCTCCCGTCTTTTGCGACTGCAAAGACCTACGTGTAATAACCGCACGGAAATCCCCATCTGCCATTAACGGTTCTGCGAGAGCGAGAACAAGAGCAAAAGATTTTCCACCGCCAAGATTTCCACCACCAAACACTACGTCCACACATGATGATGCAAACTGCATTTGGAATCCTTCTTGCGGCTTGATTACGACTTCCCTATGTACTTCTTGCTCTTTCATCAAAAGCAAAAATAGCTCTTAATAACAAGGTAATATATACTTAAACCAATGTCTATTTATCATAGTGATAAATACAGTGATTTTTTTATAGTTATACCTTTTTATTAAAGCATTACTTTCGCATATAATCATTATAAAACATATAGTGTATGAAGTTTACGAAAGAACAGTTTTCAGAAGCACTGAAAGCAGGAATCACCAACAACGGCAAGAAAAACTTGGCGATGAGTGAGAGAAGTTTCAACGGCAAGGTGGAAAGGATCTACAAGCGGTTGGAGAAAGCGAGTGGTAATGACGAGTTGGAATTGGATGATGCGGTTGCCGATTATCTGGAGGACTTCCAAGAGGATGACAACAACATCAGGAACGACAATTCAAAATTCGTAAAGGAGTGGGAAAAGAATCACCCCGCAAAGGATGATAAGGGAGATAAGGATGATGGCAAGGATAACAAAGGAGACGAAAGCAAACTGGATAAGTTGCGCAAAGAACTCCAAGACTTGAAATCAGAACGTGAGGAAGAGAAAAGAGCCAAAACTATCTCCGAAAAACGCAATCAACTCAAATCAGCCTTAAAAGGGAAAGAAGTCAAGAACGAGGATTGGATTAACGACCAACTCGAATTGATTCACATTGATTCTGAAACAGATGTTGATGCTCTCACAGAAAGACTGGTCAAGAGCTACAATAAGTTTAATGCTAACACTCCACCCGACATCACTCCAGGCGGCACGGGAGGCGGTAAGGGAAAGACCGATGACTTTGCCGATGTGGTTGCTGTCGTAAAGAAGCAGTCGCACAGAGAAGAAAAATAATAATCATTTAAACCAAAAAGAAAATGTCAGATTTCTATCAGCAAATCCTATTGAACAGTGGCTATCTTCCCGGTAGAGCATTGGTTCAGGCTCGCGGAAGCATTGGTGGTCATCGCTATGTCTTCGTGAAGCTACAGATGAGCGGGAAAGACGCACTTGTATTTCCTACCAGTGGTGGAATTGTTAAAAACCCATTCAAAGGTAATGCAAGAGCTTTTGCCGGAACGCTCGCTGAATATATTCCCAGTAATGGTTCTAATGGAAGCGAAATACGTATCTTAAAATCGTATGCGGTTGCAAAAGCTACAACAGAATCATCTGATACGGTTATTTACTTGAAAAGAGACGGGTATTCCCTCATTCCGTTTGTAGGGGACGTTCTCATGGTTGCTCCTACCACATTGGTAGGGAAAGGAACAGCAGTAACAGTCACAGCCGTTGAAAAAACGACTGACGGAACGGCTGGCGATGTTTGGAAAGTTACATTGAGCGCAACCCTCGGAGCATTAACAACTTCATTTGTTCTTGTTGAAGCGAAAGAAGCAGGTTCTGGTAAAGAAGCTATGGTCACTAATCCTAACTCATACCTTCCCTGCGACTTTGATTTTGTTTTTGACCCGGCTGCATCCGAAGATGATTTCGATGGTGCAAGATATCTTATCACTCCTGCATTGGCATTAGGAGATGTATTCCTCTACGAAGACCGTATGCAACCTCTTTCGGCTGCATTAAAAGCTTTGAACAAGAGCAAGGTTAAGGGTTGGTTTAACATTTAAAATTGACGAAACTATGCCTAAATTTGATTTTAATAACAGCAGATATGCAAGATTCTTTTCAGACAAGGCCAATCAACGTTTCTTGCAATCCTTTGTCAATACAGAAGGTCTGCTATACACTAATTATGGTTGGTACAAGACCCAAGGTGTAAAAGCTGGTGCTCCCACACCTACCGCCCCTAATGGCATTGCTACTTTTTCTGTGAAAGGACGTGACTTGAAAGCCGCTCCTTTGATGGATTTGCGTGCACCTCTTGGTGACAGTAATCAAATGGATAAGGACGGCCTGTACTGGTACACCGCATCCATTCCTGATTTTATCGCTCCCGGTTTCGTTGAAACAGCTATGGAACGTGAAGCAAAAGAACAACAGTTTGAGTTGTTTGGAAACGATGCCGATTTGGTAGCCGCTTGGGTACATACATTACAGTCACAGCTTGATAGTGCGGACGCAACCATGAACTTCATGACTGCACAGTTAATGTCTAAAGGTCATATTGACTACCGAAATATCGCACGTGGCGTTCAAGCTCCGTTGCATAAGGCTGATATACCAACAGAGAACTTTACTAAAGCTGGCACAGTAGTTTGGACAGACGAAAAATGTAAGATTCTCAGTCAAATGGCGGAAAAGGAGAAAAAATATCGTGAAAAATGGGGGTATGAAGGTGCAATGGTATGGCAGGTTACACGCAAGATGTTTTACGAAGTAATGCTGCAAAATGCCGAAGTTAAGGAATTGATTGAAAGTTTCAAGAAAAATCCTTTAGCTTACATCGCAACAACCGCTACTGCACCTACTACACGAGAGTTGTTCTTAGCTGCTTTCCGTGATTATCCCGGTGTATCTCCAATTGAAATTGTTGAAGAACGTGAGCGTAATCTTACCAATACCGGAGACACATTCGTACAAGGTTGGGACGATAAAATTGCTGTTCTCCGCCCTGCCGGATATGCTTGTGAGTTTGAATACACCAATAACCTAGACAAACAGATGTTTGATAAGTATGGTTCAAGCGTAATAACTAAGATTTTTGCTCAGGCTAACGATGGTCTCTGCACGATTGTGAATACAACAACAAACAACGGGCTGTATAAGGAATGGCATACTGATGTAATGATGTCAGCTTGTCCTGCACTGAAAACATTCCGTAATCACGTAATTGTAGACACAAGTCAGGCAGACGATTAAATGTACAATACATTGCGTAGTAGTTATGGAAAAATCATTTGACCCGATAGCATACCTCAATGGGCTTACGAGATTTGTCTTTGAAGATGATGCGCTTGAAAATATCGCATACGAAAACGGCTTGATGTTTATTTCAGACCGTTCCGAAATAGATGAATACACTAAAGACCATTGCCTTATCGCACTGTACGAGCTTGTCATTAACGGTCCGTGGTCTGTGGCTTCATCATCACTCCAACATGGCAGTTACAGACAGGATATAGGTAGTGAGACGGTAACGGCTGCCATAATCCAAAACTTGAAAGACCGTCTGAAAGCACTGTACAAAAAGTATGGTGAAGAAGAAGCGTTGAAAAGCATGGATTCGGGTAGTATGAGTTGGGTCAATGAAAATTCATTAGATGTATAGTTTATGCGTCTCAAAAGAAAAGCAATAGCAGAATACCCATTTCATGGCACATTCTACACCGTGATAACGAATAAGCCGGAAGACGGGAACCTTCTCGGTGACGGTGACATGCTTGGGAATGAAAAGACGGATAGTTCTCCCGAAGTCCCCACTACGGGAGAGACCATCCTTCTTGAAACTGAATGTGACATACAGCAGGCTGCAAAGCTGATTAACTCCGGTACTATCATGGCTGATTACAAGGTGTTCTTCCCTTGCGAAATAGGTGCTCAACTTCCGATAAGGTTCAACACCAACTTCAAATGCGAGGATTATGCTATACCTATTAACGGTCGTGTCGTGGGACTTGAATACAGCCAGTTGGGAGGTTGCCACGTTGACATTAAGATGAGCGAGGTGTAGGCTATGGCGAAGAAAGACCGCATATCAGAACTTGTCAGATTACTTTCCGGTGAAGGACAGAAAATTGTGGATAGCCAGTTGCAGAACAAAGGATATACGCACCGTTCTCACAACCTGCATGACAGTTACGGATGGGGAGTATATGTAAACCGAAAGTTGGTTGCAAGCGGTTTCCCGGCTATTCAAGCTACGAAAGGTAAGAAATGGTATGGTGAAACGATTAAAGGTCGTGAAGCGATTACAGATTTTCTGCGAAACAAGTATAAACCGCATGACGGTATAGACTTGGTAGTAGCTGTGGCAATGCCATACGGTGAAATAGTCGAAGACAAGTACAAGTATGAGGTGATAGCAACGGCAAGGGATGACGTTAAAAGACTTGCTTCAAAGTTTAAGAACGCAAATTTTGGGATAATAAGTCACGGTAGTTATTGATTATGGATAGCAAATATAAGACAACATCGAAAGTGGAGAACTTCTTTTCCATGCTGCTGACAAAAGCGGCTATATCCGATAACCTGTTTATCGGGAATATGCCTGCTACCGTTGACAGCAGTTGGAAAGAAATGGTGCTTGTTGACGTTCTTTCCATGAGAGATTACGGAGCTTATGCCAAAGGTTCTGCCAACGTGTTCTTGTACGCAAAATCAGTTGACAGTCACGGCACGAAACCCGTGAAGGAGCTGTACAAAATGGAACTTGCGCTTGACAAGGCTATTGAATCATGCAAAGACCCCCATTATGTGATTGATGTAAATTTCCGTGATGCAGATTATGACCAAAATAGGAACTACTACTACAACGTGATAAATATAGAAGTGACAATAAGGTAAACAGATTATTAACAGGATAACATTTTTTAATTATGGCAGTAAACAATACTGGCGCAACAGCCAAAAAATTCATCAAGCCTTCTTACATCGTGGCAACTCTGTTCGCTGGCTCTGAACAAGACGATGTGCCAAGGGGCGACTCTTATATCCTTGAAGATGTAGTTGAGGATACCACTTCAATCGCTCAAGACGATAACGATGTAAACGACATCGAGTGCGAAACTTCCGACAGCCCCATTCTTTCCATCGTGAAGCTTGGCAAATACCAATTTACAGCTGAGGTTGCAGATACACAAAAAGACCTATTGGTCGCTCTCATGGGATTTACGGCAGGAACTACTGTCTCTACCAAATACTTTGCTCCTGCTCAATACAAGAAATTGTATGCAAAGATTGACGTAGTGTTTGAGGAAGGGGAAACGATGACTGCATTTGTGGTTCCAAAAGTCCAACTTAACTCAAAACTAATGCTTGAATCTTTGAACTCTAATGTGGGTCGTATCAACCTTGCAGGAACAGCGTATGATGCAAATATCGCCGATGGAGATAGAACTATCAGAACACCGTTTTATGTAGATTCAGCTTATACTTTACCCAAATAAAACTTGTTCATAATAGATAACTAGAGTGTTTACGGGCGGTAGGCTTATATGCCGCCGCCCTTCATGTTTATAATCATGGCAGTATATAGAGCAAAGAAAAAAGATACAGGACTAAAGACAAATGTTGTAACGGCTTGTACTCCTATATCTGATGAGTCAATGGAACGTTTGGCAAGGATAATGAATGACAGCCCAAGCATTGTAAAACTTCACGGTACGGAGTGGCGTATTAAAGGATTGAAGCCCGGTGTTCAATGGCTTATAGCCGAACAAGCGTGTCAGATTGTGAAGGGAGAGAAGTTAAGTATGGGAGATGTTATCAAAGAGTTCTCGGTAAATCTACCGGCAGTTGCACACGTGATAACGCTTGCGCTTCTCAATGACAGGGACAGGATATTCTCTGATTATGAGAAAAAAGAACTATCAGATGACTACCACAAGGTCTTTGACCTTTTGATGTGGAGAGATTACGACATAAAGGACTGGGCATTATTGCTTGGTGAAATCCTTAACCTCATAAGCACGGATTTTTTTTTCGAGAGTACCAATGTGATTCAGACCGTGAGGGAAATGACCTTGACGAGGAAGACGAAGAAAACGGAACAAAACTGATAATATCCCGTACAGAGTGGGGGCAGATGATTGATTTTCTGCGCTCCAACACTTGGTGCTCTCGTGACGAATATTTATGGGGAATGACGGTTGGACAGGTCCGGTTAAGCTCGTTTGATTTTTCCCATGTAGAATACGGAAACAAGGACAAGAAAAAAAAGAAGGTCAGCAAAATAGGAAGTGTTGACGATTTGAAGAACTTGAATGATTTGGGTATGCCCATAATTAATAAAAAAGGATAACGATATGGCAAATAACGAAGCAGGAGCTTTCCTCAACATAACCCCTGATGTATTAAAGAAGTTGGATAGTTTCGATGAGAAGCTAGAGAAGATAGAGAAGCACGCCCATACAGCAGCAGATGCATTGAAAAACGGGTTTGGCAGTGTGGTAATGGATACGAGTAAATTGGAAAGTGTGATTACTTCGTTAGCCAAAAAGATAGATGCTATAAAAGGTAATCCATTTGAAGGAGCAGGGAAAGGTGCGGAAGAGACTACAAGAAAGACTACTTCTCTGAACGAAAGCCTTTCACGTGCGGCAGATTTGCTAAACAGAATAGGAAACAATAAAATCGGAGAAGGTTCATTTGCTAACTTTAATATATCCGGATTGAAGCAGGGATATTCGGATTTGAAAAAATACGTTGAGAACATGGACTTGTCAAAGCCGCAACAAAAGGCTGCGGTAGAAGCCATGCGCTACATGAAGATGGAGCTTGACGAACAACGAAAGACGGACGAGCAACGTGCCCAATCTAAAGAAAAAGAGACGGAAAGAAGAATAGCTGCTGACAGACGTGCTTATAAGGCTTCGGCAGATTTGGCAAAAGCACAAAACTACAAACAGAATACAACCGCACAGGGTGCGCTTGACTTTTCTAAAACAGCAAATACACTTCAACGGCAAATCACGGCAATAGAGTACCTAAAAAAAGCTCGTTTATCTTTGAATACTACCGATGCCAACTATAAAAGCACACTTGAACAGATAAACCAAGCCATCGCAAAACACAACCAAGCATTGACGGAAGCAGGAGTCAAATCACAGCAGCTTGCCACACGCCATCGCAACCTGATGGATACAGCCGGGCAATTAAGCCGTCAGCTTGCTTTGTTGTTCTCCGTGTCACAGATTGAAGGGTATATCAGCAAGTTGGCAAAAGTGCGCGGTGAATTTGAATTGCAGCAGCGTTCGTTACAAGCAATCTTACAAAATAAATCACAGGCAGACCAAATTTTCAACAAGACTGTCCAACTTGCCGTAAAGTCGCCATTTCAAATTAAGGAATTGGTTACATTCACAAAACAGCTTGCAGCATACCGTATTGAGAGCGACAAGTTATATGATACGACAAAACGACTTGCCGATGTATCTGCTGGTTTAGGTGTGGATATGGGCAGACTTATTCTTGCTTATGGGCAGGTGAAGGCGGCTGCATACTTGCGTGGTACGGAAGTAAGGCAGTTTACGGAAGCTGGTATCAACTTGTACGGTGAACTTCAACGCTATTTCCAAGAGGTGAAAGGTGAAGCATATACCACTGCCCAAATTGTGGATATGATTTCAAAACGAAAAGTAACCTTTGAAGATATTGAGAACATCTTCAAACGGTTAACTGACAGCGGAGGATTGTTCTACAATATGCAGGAAATTCAAGCCGAAACTTTGCAGGGTAAAATTTCCAACTTGAAAGACAGTATTGATGTGATGCTTAACTCTATCGGTAAGGCTAACGAAGATACACTGAAAGGCTCTATTGATGCAGTAAAGGTACTTATTGATAATTGGGAAACGGTTGTTAATGTTGCTAAGGCACTTGCACCGATATTTGCGTCTATGGCTATCACTTCGTGGGCTAAAAGAGTAACAGGGGCTTCATCTGCTATGGGGATATTTGCAAGGTCAATTGTTAATACAGGGAATGCGGTAAAAGCATTTGGAGCAACTTTTGCAGCATCATGGCCACTCATGGCGATTACAGCAGCAATCGGAATTGTCACAGAACTCATATCCACCGTAAGGGAGTACAACAAAGCTATTGCAGAAAGTACAAACAAATATTTTGAAGCGAAGATAAGAATATCTACAATTCAAGACGAATCAAAGTCCGACATCAAAAAAGCTCTTGACAAACTCGTTCAAGAAATGAATAACGAAGGGTTTGAAATAAAAATCAAGACAGGAATATCGGAAGAAGAAGCTAAGGACGAATTTAACAGGTATCTTAAGGATTATGAGATATTCCTCAACGAGCAGAAGTTGATGGAAGCAAGATATGCAAGAAATAAGGCAAAATGGTTCGTAGATGATATAGACGAGGATAGCAAGGACTATGCTTCATCTGTTGGTGAATTTATACTTCAAGGGGAGGAATTAAAAACGGTAATGATGCAGCTCGCTACCGAAGAAAATAAACTTTCTTCCGAACACAAGAAAACGCTTGAACAACTCGCAAAGGGACCCAAAGAAGGCGAAGATGTGCTTTCATACACAAAGCGCATGAAAGATGAAATTGCTAAGATGTGGCCAGCGTTAAACCAAGCATTCAATAATATGCGTACAGGTAATGGGGCATATACAAAGGAAGCTATGGAAGCACGTGCGAGCCTTACGGAATTATTCAATCTGTCAAAAAAATACATAAGCGACGAAAAGGAGATGATTTCTGAACTTGAAGATAAGTTTGGGAAGTTCGACAAGAATATGGATGAAGCGGCAAAGAGGCGTTTAAGAATCCGTATAGACAAGTCTGAATTGGATACAGTAACCAAAGAACTTGCATACAAGCATTATAAGCTCAATGTAGAGGTAGACAAGGAAGAAACAAAACAGCAGATAGATTGGGTAAAGAAGGAAATCAAAGATTCTCTTGACGGAACAAAAATAAATCTTGATTTAGGGATAAACGAAAATTTCCTTGATGGACTTTTTAAGGAACTTGATACCGCACAAAAATATCTAAAAAACGTAGACAAATACAAGTCACTTGTAAGTGGTGGTAGGCAGGGAAAGATTTATTGGGGCGATGTAAAAGAAGATTCACAGTTTGCAGATTGGTACAAAAATGTATGGAGAAAAGATAATGAGCTTGTTAAGAGGGGTATTATAAAAGATACCATGGAAATATCAGACTTCACTATTAAAGCATACATTGATGCACAGGAGAAAATAGCGAGGGCTGAACTTAAAGCATACAACCAAGAAGTAGAAGCTGACAAGAAGAAAGTCGGCTCGAAAGCAGAGCGTGATATTTGGGCAGAGCGTATCTCCGTCCTCAAAGAAATGCAGGCTCGCTACGAGAAGCTGAATCAGCTTATGGGTAAAAACCGTGCCATTGCGGAAACAAGAACGGCTTTTGAAGGTGCTTTGAGGTTCACTCGCATGGGTGAGGTCATCAAGGCAGAGGACATTATTCCTACAAAGCAAGGAATGATTGATGCGCTGGAGAAATTGCTCACTGCCATTCCTAATGACGTAAAGAACGCTGCAAAGAAAACGGGTCTTGAAAAGGAAATCGCAGAACTCAAAATCGGCATTCAGCAGGACTACCTGAAAGAACAGCTTGAAAAGACCAAGAAGAACATAGAAGATATGTTCAACGGACTGGACTTGCACCAAAAACTGAAAGACGCAGGACTTTCCGAAGCCGAAGTACAGCAATTGTTCCCCGGACTTGCCAAAACATTGGATGAAGTTCAGAAAGGTATTGAGATTGAGTTTCAGACAAAGTATGCTGACACATACAAAGACCCTAACACGCAACAATACGAATATTATCAGAATGCCATAAAGAACTTGAACGAGCAGCGTGTAAAGGAAAGCCAAGACCTTGTAATTGAACTCACCAAAGCATACAAGACACAACTTTCAGACCAGCTTCAACTCGACCGTTGGTATTATGAGGAAAAGGCGAAGATTGCAAAAGCTAATCTTACCGATGAGCAAAAAGAGCAGTATAATAAAAACCTGACTTCACAATACAACATGAAGTCGGACGAAAACGCTTGGAAGCAATTCCAAGAAAGCGACTTCTATATTGACTTGTTCCAAAATCTCGACAACGTATCTACAAAAACGCTTGTAGCCATGCGTGACAAGCTGGCTCAAATGAAAGAGCAGTTGAATGACTTGCAACCAAGCCAAGTGAGAGCTATCGTAAACAACATGGAAAAGCTGAATGAGGTGCTGGCAGGCAGAAACCCATTCAAAGAGCTTATACCAAATCTGAAAAGCTATATCGGCTCACTCAAAGACAGAAAGAAACATGAGGATGCTTATCTTAAGGCATTAGAAAAGCAAGAAGATATAGAGAAACGTCTTTACGGCTACACAAAGACTAACGAGGACGGCTCAAAGGAACGTGTTGAAGGTGAATCGGAGGTGCTTGCCAAACTTGAATCCGAATACAATGCGATTGTGGAGAATAAAGACGCTACACAAGCGCAGAAAGACGAAGCTCTTGCTAAACTCAACGTAGCAAAGGAGGTAGTCAAGAGGTCAGAGGAAGAACTTGCAAATAACAAGCAGATTACAGACCGAAAGAAGGAACAGGTAGACGCAGACAAGAAGAAACTTGATTCCGCTAACAAAAGTCTTAGTGAGGTAGCAAAATATGGAGCAGAAGCCGTAAATGCAGTTTCGGAGTTTACTGGTATGCTTGAAGGGTTCGGAGTAGAGATACCTGAATGGTTAGAAGGTACTACGGAAGGTCTTGGGCAGATATTTGACGGTTTGGAGAGCATGGACTTGACAAGACCTTTCTCCATTGTAACAGGTGCTTTCAAAACAGTTACAGGAATCGGTAAGACTATTGGAAGTATATTTGGTATAGGCAGCAAGGATAAGAAGAAAGAACGCGAAATCCAACGGCAGATAAAAAATGTGGAACTTCTTGGCAAAAAGTATGATGAGTTGAAAGAGAAGATGGAATCAGCTTGGAACTCTGTCACCCTGCATGACAAAACAAAAGAAACCATTAAAAACCTTGATGACCAAATTGCTTCTTACCGTTCAATGATAAAAGCCGAGCAGGACAAGAAAAAGACTGACAAGGATAGGATTAAAGAATGGAACGATGCTATAATTGAGCTTGAAAAGACCAAAAAGGAGATTATGTCCCAAGAACAGATGGACTTTGGTGCTATCGGTGGAGAAAAAGAATACCGGTCAGCCGCAGAGTCTTTCGTACAGGCATGGATGGATGCTTTCAACGAGACAGAAGACGGATTAAAGTCCCTTAATGAAAATTTTGACGATTTTATTGAAAACCTAATCGTAAAGCAGGCTACAATGAGGCTTGCGCAAAATCGTCTGAAAAATCTGTTTGAGGAAATTGATAAGTCTGTTACGGAAAGTAGCGCAGGAGGCATCAATCTTACCAAGGAAGAACTTGCAAACATTCAGTCAATCGGGAAGACCGCTCTTGAAGGTCTGAATGAAGATTTGCTTGCTCTTATGGAAACTTTGGGGTACAAGCCTAACAAAAAGGCTGAATTGTCGGCACTCCAACAAGGAATCCAATCAATGAGCGAAGAAACCGCCGGAATTATTGAGGGATTATTGAACAGCATACGCTTCTTTGTTTCCCAACAAACCACTGATATTTCCGCTATCAGAGCCTTGCTGAACGCTCGATATTCGCTTGAATCCGAATACTCCGATGCAAACCCTATGCTTGTGGAGTTGAGGGCACAGACAGGGTATTTGGAGATACTTTCGGACAGGATAGACAGGGTGTTTACTACAAATGTAAATTCTCGTGGGGCAGCTCTTCGTGTGGTAATGCAATAAAAATGAAGCGGTAGGATGTTCTCTTACCGCTTCATTGTGTGCTATTACAAATTTGCAAGCCACTTCTTTCCAGACTTGGTATTAAGCCAAATAGCAATAATAGAACCTATCACAGCCATTACCGCAAATAAAGATATTAATGCCTCCATATATTACAATTTTATTATTTTATATCCTATGTATGAGAATATATAGGTAACAAAAACACCTATAAATATAAGTACCCAATATTCCATTCTTTCTTGCTGTGTCGCAACAGAAACAACACTTCCGACTACTAAGGCAGTAAAAGAGATTTTAGCCAAGTCATAAAAAAACTTACCAAGTGCTTCCCGGCTAAGCTTCTCCTTTTCCTTGACTTCCTTTTTGGCTTCTTGTTTTTCACTCCAGTTTCCCATACACTTACAATATTGTTTATAACAACAAAGGTATGAATCATGTTTGAAAAACAAGTAAAATAGAGTAGATATATTTATAATTTAGACTTTTTTAAAATTACAAGAAAAACATATTTTTCAATTCTTGAGCTTCCCACTTTTTACTTTCCATATACAATCGGCAGCCCATTGTACAATATATGCCCTCGCCTCCCCATCATCAAAACTAAAACCGCCCACTCCGAAAGAATCTGATAAATATGGCTTGCTTCATGAGCTGTTACTCCAACAGACATCTTGTCCTTTCTGAATATAGAACACAATATTCCTACCCACCCACTTTCTTTGTCACTTACGGGAATACATGTTGCGATGCAAAACGTATCCCTATTCCAAAGTATCTGGCGTAAAATCAGTACGCTCCATATTATCCGTCAAAGCATAGTACTTATCCTGCAAGTCCTCCAAGGACGGATTAATGCAAACCCACAATCTGAATGGATATACTTGTGGGTTAAACTCATATATCTGACTTTTCTTGTTCATAATCCCACTTTTGTTTCCACGATATACTCTTTCCCAACTTCACGACCTAATTCATCGTAGGACACACGCCTAACAAATCCGACATCCGAAATCTGCACTCCAGTTTCATCCTCAAATTCATTCAGAAGCCCGGCTATCTTGTCGTTCAATTCCAGCTTCTTTTGCTTTATCTCTTCAACGTCCATGTCAATTGTCAGTTTTCAAATATATATTCTTCAATTCGTCCTTTTTTAAAGATCCGTACTTTATTGCACGGTCTATACGCTTACGGGCATTACCATCCTTAGATTTTGCACTATTTTTAGAATTATCTTTAGATATAATCAGTTTAACCAACTCGTTCAAAGGGATAGGCTCTGCAACAGCTCTATCCCAAATAGAAGTGAAAAAATCTTTTGCAGGTTTTCCCATAAGTAATTTCTTTTCCGTTTCATCACCAACCTTTTCAAAATGAAGGTAAGGTTCCGAAATAATATTGAAATATGGCAGGAGCGACTTTTCATCCGGTTCACTCACCATGCGAGTTTTTAGTAGTTTTAGATAACGTCCTCCATTCCTTGTACGTCCTATGGCAAACACCCCGTCCGCAAAGTTGGAAAGAAGCTTGCTCCCTGCCATATTGGTTTTAGACAAGGGCTTCCATTCCTCAATCTTAGGCGTATGCGCTATTACCATGATACTGATTTTCAGCTCACGCTTCAATCTTGTAAGACCGTCCATAATAGCACCTGCAAACTCCGCTTCTGCTGTCTGCGTAGAAAGATAGGAAAGATTATCAAGTATCATAACCTTTGCACCTGTATCAATCAGCTTGTCTTTTATGCCGTCAATCACGTTCATGTTAAAATCTTCGCTGTCCACTTCTTCCGATATGGTGCATCGGATAAGCGACTTCGGGAAATCCGCATTGCAGTACCTTCTTGCAAGCTGCCTGTCCGATAACTCAAAGTCGAAGTACAAAACGGTTTGAGGACTTACCTCCACCTCCGTACATTCGCTTTCCCCTTTGGCTATCTCGTAGGCTATCTGCGTGGCAAGAATGGATTTACCTATTCCGCTATCGGCAAATAAGAATACAAGCTCGTTCTCCCACCAAAAATCGCCCCAAAGCCTATGAATAGGAGGCTTCTTCTTACCGCCCTCAATGACTGACTGCATATCGGAAGAGCTGAACAATGGTATTTGTTCAACCATATCTCCATCATCGGGAATATCGCTACCTATTTGCTCAAACCGTTCTATGTCGGCTTGTATTTGCTCTTCTTCTATATAATTCATTGTTTTTTAAGCTCCGTTTTAGCGAATACTAAATTTTGTACTTCTTCTTCCCATATATCACCTTCGTTTCCTTCAAAGTCAAGGTAAACGGTATCATTCGGGCTTGCCCCATTGATGCTTGAAAATATTCCGACTATCTGCATGGGGATGGAAAGCCTTTCTCCCTGTGGGGAGCGGAATTTGATATGAACATAGTTGCCTATTTTTAAGTCTGTTGCTTTCATAATCTGATTTTTAAGCAAGGTGCGCCAGTATTAACCAACGCACCCGTTACTTTTTCTACACGTGGATATAGGCATGTTATTTAGCCCATTCGGACTTAGTTATACAATTCATTGACTTAAACCTGCCGGTCACTTTATTGTGACCGTATGAGTACACGTAGCAGATACCTTCTCCGGTGATATTTACAGTAGATCCACCTCCAACATACAGCTTGCACACATTCCCTTTTGAAACATGGAACTCAACCTTTGAAGCAAGCACCGTAGTAAGCGTGCAATCCTGCTCTATTTGCCCGTTAAAGTCCACATACAGGCACGAAGTATATCCATCCTTGCTCCGCTTCCATTTGCCATTAATATAGTCAGAAAACGTTCGTTCCATATACTGAATATCCATACCGAATCCAAAGCTATGAGCATCTGTCAACAGCTCCACACCGTTTGAATCCAAAGCTATATCCATTAACGCTTCCTTACTTGTAGCTACGTCCCATTTATTCTTATATCCAGTGCAAAGACCGAGCATCATGACATTACGTTTAAAAGAAAGTAAATCATTCATAAAATTGGGAATTTTTTTAGTTCAACTTCTATAAGCTCTTTTATCATCATTACGGCATTGTCCGAATCAGGAATGCTCTTATAAGTCTTTACGGACCGTATAATGTTCCTGCTGCTAATTTTTGAGTGTTTGGCAATATTACCGTATGAGATTCCGAATCTGTTATGCAATACGGCAAAAACTGCACCTCTCGCAATCCTCCCTGTAAGAATAATGTTTGTCCTTCCTTCATAGATAGTTGAAGGATATACAGGGTCCTGATTGCAGAATACTTTATTTACGCAATCACACACGATACGCTCAACTTTTCTTATAACGCCCGATTTTAAAGAATCCTTTTCTTCTGACATACTTTTCTAGTATTTTCTTTTGGTCTTCATTAAGTATTTCTCCGCATATATACATGTTTCCAATAACAGCCTTCTTAAAGTCTGTCACCTTATTACCTATGCTTAGTCCAAGTCCACAATCAATACCTTTATATACAGCAGGAATAAGCACATGAGTATTTATCTTTCCTTTTACGGGTATTGCATTAATTTCAAACTTGACTTGTCCATGTCTTATCCGTATGCCTCCAGTTTCCCAGTCAGGCAAGAATATACCCTTAGTAACTTCCCCGGTTTCCTTGTCCTTGAAAGATACCCACTTCGCACCCGGATGATTACCTATATTGATATAGATACGGTAAGTATTATCAGGATTATACCTGTCTTTCCTCGGTTTCAACACTTCCATCGAATACCTCCTTAGCCTCTTCTGCCATGATAACCTTCTGCTCAAATTCAGCATTCGCCTTTAAATCTTCTTCAGGTGGCGTAGTGTTCATTGCTTTATTCAAATCTTTCATCTGACCTTCCATCCACTTCATATAATTTTCGGCTTCTTTCTGCGCTTCATTAATATCTGTGAACACAGCCATAGGCTTGATAAGGTTCGCTTCGGTAAGCACCTTCATACCGTCAAAGAACTCCTTGTTGGTGGAAGTAGTTTCCCCGAACATTTCATTCTCTTTGTCTTTGATGGATTTCTTGAAGTCCACCATATACTTCAACCACGCATAGAGAGATGTTTCATGTGCCACACCGTCCAATCCCACAGCGTACGGGGTAGTGAACACCCGATAGCCAGTGTAGTTGGAAAACATTATACCAGTCTTATATATTTCAATATAAAAGCTACCAAACTCCTCCTTTTCCAACAAGTCTTTCTCTGATAATTCTAACATAATGATGTATTTAGTTTATAATAATTATGGTTCCCTTCTCTTCTTCTTGAAACAATGTTCATTTTAAATGCTTTCCCTGCAATTAACATTGCATTCCTATCCATACAAGGTAAAACTCTACAAATATTTTTAATTAATTCAGAGTTGCTTAATTCATAAGAATCACCAAAAGCAGATTTTATTATATTTACCGTTCTACCATATACATCCTTGCAATTATAAATTGGCGTTGAAACTGCTTTTTCTACATCCCATCCTTTAGTTATTATCCTTTGGTATAATAATTTACTTTTAATTCCAGTAATATCAGACAACTCCAATATGCTAATGCTTCTTCCATTATACGTTACATACCTTGAGCTGGTCTTATTCAGTTGCTGCTGGTGCATTGTAACCCACCTGCAATTTGCTGGCTCATAATTACCGTTTGAATCAATTCTATCTATTGTAAGTTTCTCGTTATACCCATTGGATATTGCCCATTCTTTGAAATTATTATAATCAAGCCAATCTTGAAAAATAGACACGCCTTTCCCACCATACCATTTCCAAGCTCTTGATTTTTTATTTAAGCATCTGTCCTTCATCAAAGACCATATACGGTACAATCTATTAGCACCGCCAATACTATCTCCGTGAGTTATCTTTGGGTCATTTGGATTATTATGTTTTAAACACCCACAAGACTTTGTGTGCCCATCTATCAAATGCTGCCTTGTTGTTCTTATTTCTTTCCCACAGTCGCATTTGCATATCCAAAACCTTGCACTTCTTTTCCTGCCATCTTCTCTTATGGCTGTTAATCTACCAAATTTAATTCCAGTTATGTCTAATCCGTACTTGTGTTTAACTTCTGCCATAATTATGAATATTATTGTTATACAATCTCAAACGAGCCGAAGTTTTCTCTCTCCAACACATCACTTTCTTTGATGATGAATTCAAATCCTTGTTGTTCCTTGTTATTTGCCATACCTTATTCCTCCGTTTTAGCCTTTCTACCTCTCTTCGGTCTGAACGCTGTCTTAGCGTCCTCCACCTCGATAACACACTCTCCTTCGTCCTCAATTGTCGCGACCGCCTCATTCTCCTTCAACACTTCCTCAACAACCGGATTAGCCGCTTCCTCCGCTTCTTCCACAACAGACTTCCCGAACCTAGGTTTCTCCTGGTTCATGTTCAGCTTCTGCATATCCATGGCGTACTGCAACTGGTACACCTTGAACTTCTCATCGTCCGAATCAATGATGTCATCCGCTGCATCAGCATAGTGCATGGCGATAGTTCGTCTGTTTGCTTTCATAGCCATTCCCAACGCATCTTCATCCACGTACATATACGGATGGATGGAGATAAGACCATCAATGGGAGAAAGCCGTCCGAATGTCTTCTTGTACTGGATAAGTCCGTCAGCCCTTTGTTCAACAATGGCATAGGCATTCATAAGGTTTTTCTTCTTGATAAGGGCGATAGCCAATATCCAAGTAAGCCCCAGTTCGGGATTGAACTTCTTGGGTAAATCCTTGCACTTCGCAAAGGATAATGCTTCCGATAAGGTTTCTGTTTCTAAAAACATAGCAATATAGAATTTAATTGTTATTCGCTAGGAAAAGTTTCGTCATATCCGAAGGAATGTCCGTACACGTTCTTGAATGTAAATGTCACCTCCTTGTATTTCTGCCCGTAAAGGGTATCGCTTTTAGGCTCTGTGGCTCCTGAGAGGTACATCAGGACTTTTCTCTTTCTCGCTGTATCACGGTAGGCAATCTTAGAACCGGTAATGAAAGCCATAAAGTCATGGTAAGACTTATCATCCTTGGTATCATCCTCCAAGAATATCAATGTCAGTTTTATAGTTGTCTGCTTGTGTGCCGGTGTGCTGGAAATATACACCTCCGCCTTACTTGTCTCAGCAAAATCCTCTGCATACATATTTGTAGGCTCTCCATACGAATTAAGACCTGTACATTCTTTATACCTTAAACCTGGGAAATCTATTTCCAAGTCTTTCCAACCGGCACCAAGCTCGCCATAATGCATCATATAAAACTTGTATTCATTCATATTATTATATTATAATACACGCAAATATAATAAATTAAATTCATATATTAAAGCTTTACTTTAATATTTATCACTGTGATATATTTAAATCCGTTTTAATATTGAGCTTTTAATCTTAAAAGTAAAAGAATACTTGAAATATACCTTGCATTGCATAGTACTACCTCATTGCATATTAGACATACCCTATATAAATAAAGGAAAAATGTCTAATCCAAAACATATAAAAAAGAAAGTAACATAAAGAAAAAAGTGAGCGACAGCGAACACCGCTCTCCCTTTTATTATGAATATAATGAAAGGGGTT